GCCGCCCATGCCGCCCATCTGGGGCTGCATAGGCGGACGGCCAAAGCCGCCAAAGCCGCCAAAGCCGCCAAACCCACCAAACCCGCCACCAAACTGCGGAGGCATAGGCGGACGGCCAAAGCCGCCCATCTGTTGTTGCATCGCAAGCATCTGTGCAAGACCACTGGCCATCGGCGGGCGGGTAAAACCGCCCGGCGGCATCTGCCTCATACTGTCGGGCACGGACCGAACGTCCGACATTCTAAATGGCAGCCTCTGCCCGCCCTGCATGTTGTTCGTCTGTGGTTGTAATCTTCCCGAGCGGTACTGATCGTATCGCTCCGCGAGAACCGGATCGACCATCTTGCCTTCGTATTCAACCAGCGGACGTAACTCTTGTGTGGTCGGACCCATCAAAGACGACCTAGAAAACTCGTCTATGGACATAAGCGGCTGCGCTGGCTGAACTTGCGGTCGGAACGGAGCCATGCCGCCACCCCGTGGACCCATGTCAGGAGCGTAACCGCCCTTTGGCCTAGAACCACCTTTGCCACCCATGCCGCGGGCCATCGGCTGGCGTGCAGGCATCACAGCGGGACGAGGGCCGTACATACGATCATTTACAGCGTCCATTGTCGCCTGCGACGTTCCGGGTGCAAAACTGGTCATGCGTAGCCACCTCCAAAGAAGCCACCAACCCCAGCGGCCATGTTGTTACCTTGTCCGCCCCCCTTGCCACCATAGCCATAAGACGGCGTGCTATAGGCATTATACTGAGGAGCGATACGAAATCCACTGGCCGACGGTTGCTGCATGCCATAGCCACCGTAGCCGCCGTAGCTGCCGTATGACGGCTGCTGCATGCCATAGCCACCGTATGACGGTTGCTGCATGCCATAGCCACCGTATCCATAGGAAGGCTGTCCGTAAGCCATAGCAGGTGGCTGCATGCCATAGCCACCATAATTGTATGATGTCTGCATCGGCATAACTTGCGGGAGGTAGGACGCCAACATCTCGTTCAGACGAGACACCTGCGAAGAATACGGTGTGAATGACGGCTGTGTGTAGGAAGGAGTAGAATTAAAAAACTGAGTAACCGCAGGGGAGGGGACATATGAAAATTCAGGGGCTTCGATAGCGATACCACGGGGAGCGTTAGGATCACCCGCGGCTGAAGAGGGCAGAAAACGGCGTCCTTCAGAGCCTTCACCTTGGCTGACATACCCACCATAGGAACTACCTGCGCCCTCTCGGCCCGGATCAAAATAGCGGGCAATCCCAGTGGCCCGTATACCCGAGCCGCTCGGCGTGGCTCCTATGGCGTTGGACGTACGCCCAATCCACCCGCCCGGGCTGCTGGTGTTCTGACGATTCTCGCCCGCGCCTAGAGTACCACCCCCGGCAACATAGTCAGCGTTCGAGCCAGAGTAGAAATAGTCACCCGCGCCGCCAGCACCGCCGCCGTTGACCATATCCAGCTGCTTGTCGGCAAAATTTATCTTGCCATCGTTGTTTGCGTCGTACCCGCCGTAGCCCGACCCCATACGCTGTCTCCTTGCCCTAACACGGTGGACTATACCGTGAAACACCCCAATCTGGCAATGTCAGTAATAGTCTGCCTTCCTACGGTAGTTGAAGTCCTCCTCCGGCTCGTCCGTGGGCAGTCGAATGAACCCGCCCTGACGGAACCGCAGCAGTGCCATAACCGTAGAGTCAACCAAGTCGTCGTGTGACCCGTACGGGAATGACGCCACTTCTTCAATGACCTCCTCAGCCCACCGTTTAGGCGGTGCCCAGACCATCCCAGAGGCCAAAATGTCCGCAACGGAGTTCAGGCGGGCCAACTTGTCCCCTGTACCGCGGTGCGGTGTGTACTCCTGCAGCGGGATACCCATCCGGCGCAGTTCTTGATAGATAGCCACCCCCGCACTCTTCTTTTCCACAATGAAGCTGTCCGGCTCCCACTCTTTCCAGTGCTCTAGGCACAGAGCCTTCAGTTCCGGGAAGTCCAGACGCTCTTTGACAGCATTCAACAATATCAGCCCGGGTTCCCCCGTGTCCTCGTTGTAGAATACCCCCCACGTCGTCAGTGCGGTGAAGTCGGCACGGTTATGTTTCTCTGCCGCGGCGTCGAGTGACGATATAATGTATTCGCACGCGGGGGGTCGTTCCTTACCCCATGTGTTCCACCACTCCCGCTTGACGATTGACGCTTCTTCGGACGTGGGGTTCTGCTGATACTGAGCGTTCCACTGGAACAGCGGCATCGACGCCTTGGTGCGGTGCAGGGCAGGCAGGTCGAAGAACTCCGGCCAGAGCGCTTTCTCCTTAGTCCGACCCTTCTTGTCCTCCACCTCCATGATGGCAGGCAGTTCGACAACCTCATATTGATCCGAGCCTTCGTTTTGTACCATATCTCGTACAACGCGTCCGGTGAGATCATCCATGTGCCAACGTGTCTGCACGACCGCTACGCGCCCCCCGGGCATCAGACGGGTACGGGCACCGAATGTGAACCACTCGTAGGCCTTCTCGAACACTTCGAAGTTACCGTTCAGCACGTCCTGTTCTGAGTGGGGGTCGTCGATCAACAACAAGTCCGCACCGCGACCGGCCAAGGCCGACCCGACGCCGCAGGCGAAATACTCGCCTCCCGCGTTCGTGTTCCACCGACCGGCCGACTTACTGTCTGCAGCCAGCGTCACTGCCGGAAAAACTTTCCGGAAATCCTCAGACGCGATGAGGTTACGGACTTTGCGACCAAAGTCTACCGCGAGATCCGTGGTGTGCGACACCATCATGACTTTCTTGTTCGGATTGCGACCCAAGAACCACGCAGGGTAATATACTGAGACCAACTGCGACTTACCGTGACGAGGCGGCATGTTTACGCAGATCCGGTCCTTATCCCCGGCCTCAATAGCCATAAGCTGATCCGCAAGGATGCGGTGGTGTCGGCCTACCTTATAATCAGGTTGCATGGCCTTGCAGAACTCAATCAGGTCGTCCTGCACCGCCTTTTGGGCGTTTCTACGCTCCAACTCCTCCAGTTGTTCGCTGATGGCCGCGACTTCCCGGTCCGACAGATTGTCTATATTTTGAAGCAGCAGCTGAAGCTCAGCTTCGCTGAATCCGAGGTCGCTGACTGGCTCCACAGTGTCTTTCATTCTTCATCCCATGCGTTGTCGAGCGCCACCGAAGACATAGGCTCGACTTCGACCACCTCTGCATCCACGACGTCCTCTCCGACAAGTCGGGACAACTTCTGCCGCAGGGAATCCCGCAGCTCATCAGACGTACGATGCGTCACCGTAACCTCGCTACGCTCTGCAAACAGTCCGACATCGCTGACCTTACCAAGCAGTTCCAGTGCCTTGATCCGAATACGAGGGTCAGGGTTGTCCGTCTCCTCCAGCAGCTTGTTCGTCACGTAGTTCCGCACCTGCTCGGCATCATCTACGATCCTATGGCTGAATTGCCGGAGTTGGTGGTCAATCGCACGCAGGGCTGAGGGTGTCATGGTACCTATCCGTCTCTCTGTCATGGCCTTTGTCGCCGCATCTGGGTCTCTTGCATAATCCATCAGCACCGAGCCTGCCGTTTCGCAGTCGTCCGAACCAAGGACGACCTTTAGTCCGTGAGTCGCCAGCAGCTCCACCGTTTTCGCAGCTGCGGCCATGTGTTCTGGCAGCGACTCCGTAGGTGGCGCGCTGCCATGCTTAAAGCTCAGCCCATCAGGCATCGGTACGTCTGACTCAGGCACAAGAGATAGTGTCATGTGGTGCATGGTACCAACAAATATAGGGGTCTGACAATCCGGGACTCTTTATGCACGAAACAGGGGGTCGGCAGGGGGGTGGGGTGCTCCTTAATGCGCATGCGATTGATACCCCCGGGGGAAGGTCGAATGGTCGGCTTGGACCGAATGTTCCGGTAATGTTCTGAAATGTGGTGTTGTGGGTGCGGAATAGCATTACTGCCGCAGCGGGCCGCCGCCTCGAAGCAGGGGGGATGCCCCCCGGTGGGGGTCCAGCCCCGGGGCGTTATACGTGCCGTATAACAGACCGTGACGCGATATTAAATGACACGTTCCGAAACCAAACCGTGGCAAGGCATGGCAAAACGTGTCAGATATAGGTTATCGGAAGGGCAATCCCGCCTGACCGAAACCATGTCAACCGAGAAAGGACAAGACATGACAAACGCAACCGCAACCGCAACCGCCAAGGCAACCGCAACCGCCAAGGCAACCGCAACCGCCAAGGCACGCAAGCCGCGCGCTGCAAAGGCGCAAGCCGCCCCCGTCAATTTTTCCGTCAAAGATGCGGCGCTTGCCGCAACGGATGGGCTGAAAGCGCAAGGGCGGCTCGAAAGCGCGCAAGCTGCGCGCGACAAGGCCGCCCTTGCTTTCCGCGATATGGTCATCGCGGCAAGCCTGACCACGAACGATTTTCGTGGTGCGACAAAAGACAAGACGCGTGGTGAAGGCAAGCATTGTCAGGCCTTGCGGCAAGAGGTGGCCTTGTCTTGGTTGAACGCGGCCGAACGCAAGATTGTCGAAACGGCGAACGATAAGGCGAACGGTTCGCCTTATCACAAGGCCATGACCAAGGTCACGAACGCGGTCAATCGGTTCCTTGACCATGTGGATCGCGTGGCCAAGGCTGAGGCTGAGGCCAAGGCCAATGGCGGCAAGGGCAAGGGCAAGGCTAGCCCCGGCGGCCGCACAATCAAGGCCATGTCCGAGGTACTGACCGAGGGTTTCGGCACGATGCTGAAACGCCTTGGCAACGACAAGAGGTCGAAAAACCCCAGCGGGGCGAACCACGATACGGTCCGCAGGGTTTTGGAAAAGGCATTGAGAGATGCCTTGGCGGAAATGGCCAAGCAATAACACGAAGGGCGGCGCGAAAGCGCCGCCTTTTTTTGTGCCTTGCGTCCTGCGGGACGCTGCGTCACCA